GCCGATAGCGCGCCCGCCGCCGCACAGGCGGCAAATGCGGCCGATACGAAGGCAACCGCTGCTGCGGACAGCGCCAACAGTGCCGCTACCGCTGCGAATGAAGCAGCAGAAGCGGCTAACTCAGCTGCTGATACCGCCACTGAAAAAGCTTCCGCTGCCAATACAGCGGCAACGAATGCCGATGAAAAGGCTGCGAATGCACAGGCTGTAATCAATGACGTGAATACCGCCGTGAAAAACTGCGATGCCGCTACAGCCAACGCAAACCAAAAGGCGTTAGCTGCGGAGAATGCTGCGGCACTGTGCGAAGCAGCGACGAACTCTGCAAACGATTCCGCAGTAAACGCCACCTCAGCCGCTCTTGAGGCTAATCAATCAAAAAACGCCTGTAATACCGCCACCTATGAGGCCAACAACGCAAAGCTTGCCTGCGATGAGGCGGTTGCCGGCCTTCCAAGCGTTTTGCAGGAGATGTTTGAAGCGCTGGGGCTATCTCTTGTGGAGGGCAAGCTCTGCACAAAGGTGGTGAGAGCGGATGGCTAATATTTCGACGCTTCTCGGACAGATCCTCAAGGCCGTATATGGAAAAGATGTGCGGCAATCTATCCATGACGCCATCTCCCAGTGCTACGATGATGTGATCAGTGGAAAAACGCTTGCGGATAAAGCAGCTGCCAATGCGAACACCGCCGCAGAGCAGGCAAGGGCCAGCGCGGACGACGCCATTGAAAACGTGACCACACAGACCAACGCTGCCATCGCCAACTGCAACAGCGCGTCCACCGCCGCCAATAACGCCGCTTCCAACGCCTCTGCAAAAGCGACCGCTGCGAATAATGCGGCGATTACCGCGAACGACGTGGCGGCAGCGCTGCCCGGACAGCTGCAAAGCACGCTGGATAGCCTTGGGTTATCCGTTCAGAATGGAAAGCTCTGTGTCCGCGTGGAACGATCCTGATGAAAAAGGAGGAAACGATATATGATTACAGTTCCCGAGCATCCGCTTCACTTTGTTGGCCGTCAGCAGACCAGCGGTGAAGTGGATTATGTACAGGATGGAAGGCTCCATCAAGGCGCAAACGCTCCCTCCGTTCTGGTGGGATCGGAAAATGACCTTTCCCTGCTCAACGAGCACTATCACCCAGGAACCATCGCTTATACTGCCGGTTTCAAGAAAATGTGGCAGCTGGGCGTAGACGGCTCTTGGGTTTCTTTGACGTAAGGAGGAGTGAACCGATGGATGCAGCAACTCTTGGCGCAGCTATCGCCATTGCGAAATCGATTCCGAACACCGCCGTGGGCGACGCGACCGCCGCAGCCAACCGCGCCGAGGCGGCTGCCCAATCCGTGGAGGATTCCGCGGCGCAGATCGCTCTGTTTCAGGCGCTGGGCCTCACGCTCCAGGACGGAAAAATTTGCGTGAAAGTTGAAAAGGAGTGATACCGATATGAGTACCATCACCAATGATCCCATCATGCTCAACGAAACGGGCATGCTGATCAAAGACGCGCTGGACCGTCAAAATGGTTATCTGGCCATGCTGGCGGAGGGCAAGCGCAGCGAAATTTACAGCTCCATGGCGCAGATCGCCCATTTGGTGCGCACCAGCAGCCTGGACGAGCTGCCCCGGTTGTTCCCGATTGGCGATCAGCTCATCGTGCCGTGGAAGGACATGGACGACAGCGCCCATAACACGGACGAAACCGCCTATCAGGTGGCGTGGAACATTGTAAACTACGGTATGGTGACGCTGAAGGACGGCAGCGAGGTGCCGGGTCTGTGGCTCCAGATGCATCTGTGTTCCACCTACGACGTGCAGTTCAGCCATCAGCAGGCGTTCATGAATTGTCCGGATGGCCTGGCTGCGGGAACCTACTACGTTACCTTCGGCGCGAAGTGGGGCAGCAAGGGCGCGGACGCAGGCACAACCTGGCAGTTCACCCTGACCCAGGCCGTGCCCGCAGGTGGCCGACTGAGCGGCTTTGAAAGTCTGCCGGACATGGCAACCACCGCGTTCAAGGTAAAGAGTTGGGCAACGCCCGATGCGGCCAGCCCTATCGAAACGGTGGACGTGACTTCTGGCAGCGACGGAACCAGCCTCGGCACGATGCAGTTGGCCTCCGTCGGTGACGACGGGCTGAATTCCATGCAGTGCGTGGGCTACGGCCATAACCGCTGGGGCACCAGTGCAATCCGCAAGTACCTGAACGCCGCTGGCGACAACTGGTGGACGAGCCAGGAGGATTTCGACATTCGCCCGGATCAGTATACCAAGAAGGGCTTCATGTCCGGCTTCTCGGACGACTTCCTTGCCGCCATCAAGCCCATCAAGGTGACCACCGCGCTGAATACCGTGGAAGGTCTCTCCGCAACCACGGAGGACACCTACGATACGTTCTTCCTGCCGTCGCTTGAGCAGATGAACGCTAATCCGCAGCTGGCGAACGTGGAAGGCAGCTACTGGTCCTACTGGCGCAAGCGTCTTGGCGTGACCGGCCCCGTCGGCTGGTACGATTCCAATAAGTTCGAAGGCTTCAAGATTCCCGCACTGAACGCCAATTCTCCGCAGAACGTGCGTTTGCGGAGTGCTCTTCGTGGCAATGCGTATGTTGCGTGGACTGTGCTTTCCGCGGGCTCTGTCGGCGGCTACGGCGCCAGCTCCGCGACTCGTTTCTCCCCGGCTTGTGTCATCTGTTAATCGCTTCCCCCATCCGGGCGGAACGCCCGCCTAAAAGGCTCCGCCCGGAAATTATAAGGAGCAAACATGGTTTACGACGCACTAAAAATCAGTGATTAAAAAGCAAGAAAGCGCGCGCCAGCGAAGCGCAGAGCGTGCGTGCAATAGAAGGAGGGAAAAGCCATGGAATATGTGAAGAACACTATGAATCTCGCTGAAAAGCAGGCGCTGGAAGTTGCCAGAATGGAAACGGAAGCGCTGAAAAAGACGGCGAACATCGCCTTTGTGGTTATGGCCGAAAAGGGCGATATCGACGATACCACAGCCATGGAAAACATCGACGTGTTTGCGCCTTGGCAGAGCGGCATCGCCTATAAGCAGGGCGACCTGCGCACTTATGGTGAAGGTGAGCAGCGGAAGCTCTATCGCTGCGTGCAGGCGCACACGTCGCAGGACGATTGGACGCCGCCTGCTGCTGCGTCTCTCTGGGCGCTGACCGCCGATCCGGCGGAAGAGTGGCCCGCATGGTCTCAGCCTATCGGCGCTCATGACGCTTACGAAAAGGGCGCAAAGTGCAGCCATAACGGCAAGCATTGGGTGTCCGACGTGGATAATAACGTGTGGGAGCCCGGAGCCTATGGCTGGACGGAGGCAGAGGACTAATGTCCGTACCCGTCGGTGAAAGAGAGGAAGGAAAGTTTTCGTTGCTGATTAAGGCGGAGAGCCTGGCTCGGTACACCATCGAGATTACGGCAAACGAAAAAGTCTTCCTTCCCGAATACAGGAAACAGGTAACGGATGACATCGTCGAGACGGCAAAGAACAGACAAATATGTAAAGGAACTGCGGAAGGAGGAATCAAAATGAGCTATGACTATAAACGGGTCATTCAGGTGGCTGAGAACGAGATCGGCTATCTGGAGAAGAACGACAAGTCGAGCCTGGATGATAAGACCGCGAACGCTGGCAACAAGAACTACACCAAGTATGCGCGAGACCTCGACGCGCTTGGGTTCTACAACGGTCGAAAGAACGGTTATGCCTGGTGCGATGTATTTGTGGACTGGTGCTTTGTGCAGGCCTATGGGCTAAGCGCGGCGCTGAAGCTGACCAATCAGCCGATGGGCAAGAGCAACTGCGGTGCTGGATGCAAATACAGCCGCCAGTATTACCAGAAGAAAGGGCGCTTGTTCGATGCGCCGCAGCCGGGCGATCAGATCTTTTTCTGGCCCAAGGACGCTATCGGCGGCCCCGCCGTGCAGCATACGGGACTGGTATGCGCCGTGGACGGCAGCTACGTTTACACCATCGAGGGCAACACCTCCGGCGCGAACGGCGTGATCGCCAACGGTGGCGGCGTATGCAAAAAGAAGTACCGCCTGACCTACAATCGCCTTGCCGGTTACGGACGGCCGGACTGGGGGACGGAGGTCGAAACCCAGCCTGTTACGCCCGTGCAGCCTGAGCCTACGATTCCCGACGGAAAGGTAATTACCATCACGGCGAACTCGGTGAATATGCGCGTGGGCGATTCTACCAAGTATGCCAGCCTGGGACACCTGAAGAAGGGCGAAATGCTGGAATGGGTGGCGGACGCCCCCAACGGCTGGCACGCCGGACGGCATAGGAAGCAGATCGTCTGGGTATCCAACAAATACTCCGCCGTTTCCGGCGGCTAAGCAGAAAGGCGAGAAGTATGGATTCATGGATTCAGATGGTCCTCACCATCGTCTGCGCGGTCATTGCGTCCTCCGGCTTCTGGGCGTATATTTCCAAGCGCTACGAAAAGAAGGACGTTAAGACGCGGATGCTCGTGGGGCTTGCCCATGACCGGGTTTTGTTTCTGGGGATGCACTACGTTGATCGGGGGTATATCACCAGTGATGAATATGAAAACCTCTACGAGTATTTATATCAACCTTATGAAAAGATGGGCGGAAACGGCTCCGCTAAACGTATAATGCAGGAAGTAAACAAGCTGCCAATTCATTCGCAGTAAAGTGAAAAAAGGAGGAGCAACCATGCTCAAAGCAATGTTGAGCCAGCCGATGGGCGGCAAGACTCAGGAAGAAATCGTGGAAACCCGTGAACGCGCAATTCATGCGCTTCAGGAGCGAGGCTATGAGATCGTCAACACGCTGTTTACGGATGAGTGGTACGGCAAAGAAGCCATGGAGGCGCTGGGCGTTGTGCAGATTCCGCCGTGCTTCCTGGCAAAGTCTCTGGAAAACATGAGCCTTTGCCATGCCGCTTATTTCTGTAAGGGCTGGGAGCAGGCCCGCGGTTGCCGCATCGAGCACGAAGCCGCCAAGGCCTACGGCCTGGAAATCATTTACGAAGAGTAAGGAGGAAGCGAGTATGTTGAGTAACAAGACCTACGACGTTCTCAAGTGGATCGCGCTGTATCTGCTGCCCGCGTTGGGTACGCTTTACTTCGCGCTGGCGGGGATCTGGAATTTCCCTTATGGCGAAGAGGTGGTCGGCACGATCACTGCCGTCGATACCTTCCTTGGCGTCCTGCTTGGCATCAGCACCGCGCAGTACAAGAAAGAAAATGCCCCGCTGGATGATGATTGATATGAATTGACCTCTTGGGAAAGCGCTCGTCTACGCGGCGGGCGCTTTCTCTTTTGGTTTTTGAAAAAAGGAGGAAAATCTGTGGATGTTCAGGTTCCGATTCATCAGAAATACGTTCTCTCGATAGACGAAGCGGCTTTATATTTTCACATCGGCGTAAACCGATTGCGCAAACTTGTCTCGGAACATAAAAACGCCGATTGGGTGCTCTGGAACCAGACCCATGCGCTGATTAAGCGCGCACGGTTTGAGAAGTTCATTGATTCTGTTAATGCGTTATAAGAAAATCTCGCCACGGGTGTTGAGAATTCAGATAAACTATGGTATACTATGTTTGTCAGAGAGTATCTTGGCAACGTGGCGGCTCGGGATAAGGAGGCGTCCATGTCAACCAAGAGAAAAGACACCAAAGGTCGGATTCTCAGAGACGGAGAGATCCAGAAGGCCGATGGAAGGTATGAATTTCGCTATTACGATGTGAAAGGCGAAAGAAGAAGCATTTATTCATGGCGGCTTACCACGACTGATCCAATTCCGGAAGGTAAACGCGAATGCCTCAGCCTCAGAGAAATGGAGCGGGATATTCTTCGGGATGTCCAAGACGGTTTGCTGACGCAGCAAAAGGTTGCGCTGAATGCCCGGTGGGATGATTACATTGCCAACAAACCGGAGCTGAAGCAGTCAACGCGCACGAATTATCATTATATGTACGACAAGTATGTGCGGGAAGAGATTGGGCATCTTGAGGTAACGACCATCAACTACAGCACCATGAAGAAGTTCTTCAATCACCTGCTGCATGATTGCGGATTCAAACCAAACAGTGTGGAGATAGTTCACACCATTTTACATCCCGTGTTCACCATTGCCATGCGCGATGGATTGATTCGCATGAATCCAACGGATGGCATCATGGCCGATCTCAAGCGGTCTAACGACTGGGAAAAGCCAAAGCGCCATGCGCTGACGGAAGAACAGCAGCGAGCCTTTATGGCTTATGTGGAAACCAGCGATATGTATCGTCATTGGAACCCGCTGTTTGCGTGTCTTCTTGGAACGGGGTGCCGAATTGGAGAAATGTTGGGACTCAGATGGGAGGATGTGCTCTGGAAGGAGAACATCATTTCCATCAATCACAATCTGATCTATCGTCTACAGGATAACGGTAAGGTGGAATTCCACATCACCACACCGAAGACCCGCAAAGGTATCCGGGTAATCCCGATGTTCCAGAATGTTCGTCGCGAACTTCAAAATGAGTATTTGCGGCAGCAGGAAGATGGATTTTGTCAGGATGTCGTAGATGGCTACTGCGGATTCATTTGGAAGAATCGTTTTGGAAACGTGCTCAGTCCTCATTGTGTGAATCGTGCCATCGCCAGAATCGTTGATGATTACAATCAATGCGAACGGCGAATAGCTCTGGTTGAGAATCGCGATGCGGTCATTCTTCCTCATTTCAGCGTACATCAGTTACGTCACACATTCTGCACACGCCTGTGTGAACGTGAACGCGATTTGAAGCTGATTCAGGAGATCATGGGTCATGCGGATATTTCCACGACGATGGATGTGTATAACGAATCCAACACCGACAGGAAGAAGGCCAGCTTTGCCCGTCTGGAAGCGATTACGGACCTCTTCTGAGTTTTACCACAGAATTTACCACAATCGCCCATTGGGTTATAAAGGTTTATGTGGCATTACGTGCAAAGGGATGGCTGATGTTTCGTGAATAATGCACAAAATTTGGCTGATTTTGGAGCGGAGAGTCTAATCCCGACGATGAAGCCTATAAGCTGAAAAACCCAGTAAAATCAAGGCTTTTCGGTCTTGATGAGGTGAAAAACGACGAATTTACCACAGATTTACCACAGTTGACTCAAGATACCTCTGAAAAGAAGACACTGCCAGCGATGGCGGTGTTTTTTTTTTATGCGCCGTATTTTGAATAAAGCTCCGATAGAGCGAGGCTTTCTTCAGAATATGGGTTAGGTAGTTTACATGCCCTCTTCCTTTTTGCCGCCTCAAATTCTAATCTAAGTTAGAAGTTTAATTTAGGTTAGAAAATCGAGGTGGCTTTTGTGGTTTTTGGGCTCGCGGGCCGCCATGAGAGGCGGTGAGTTTCAGTTGATTTGAGATAGAGCGGAATAGGAGGAAGATAGATGGGTACAGTGCTACGCCCTGAATTGTCGAGTAGAAACATTTACTACATCTCCAGGCATCGTCACTACGAGCTGAAACACTTTTGTCTGCAATATCCGGGATGGAAGCAGGCATACTGCGATCTGGATGGATTACCAGCACGATCGTTGAGTACCACGGATCAGACCAAAGGAAGCGGACATTCTGATCCAACCGCGATATATGCCGAAGCACGAATTTATTATAAAGACCGAATGCGGATGGTGGAAGAAAGCGCGGCGAAGGCTGCTGGTGATATGGGGGAACTGATGCTGCGCGCTGTGACAGAAGGCATGTCTTACGAACATATTTCTCCGCCATGCTGTAAAGAGGTCTGGTATGCCGCGTACAGACGATTCTTCTGGCTTCTGGATAAGGCGCGAAAATAACATCTCCTTCTATGGAAGGAGGAATTGAAAATGTCATTTAACTTTTCTGATGGATTCCTGTTTGCTGTTGGCTGGTTTGTGGCCAAAGTCGCAATACACTTTGCAGTGAGCTTTATTAGTGAGCTACTGTATCGGTTGTGGCCTTGGTACAAAACATTTATGGACGAGCAGGATCGGAAGAAACATCCGTGGCGGTATTCAAACTACAACGACTGAAAAGGACGGAGCCCGATTACAAGGGCTCTTTCCTTTTTCTCAGGTAAATACAGTACGCAGGTGACGATCATCTGTGCTATATTTTTAAGGAGGAATTATGCAATGGAACTGTGGATGTGCTTTCTTATCGGACTGCTGATTGGAGCCGCAGGCGGCTATGGCGTGTCGGTAGTGCTTAGAGCCAAAACATTTGCCGGGACGCTTCGTGAGGATCATTCCGATCCGACCGAGGCGCCTTACTTGTTTTTGGAACTGGAGCCTGGCGGCATGGAGACGATTCATAAAAACAAGACCGTGACGTTCAGTGTGAAGATCGAAAACTATATTCCGCGAAGATAACAACGCCTATAATGGAGAATCTATCACTTACTGAAAGGAGAAATGAAGATGAACCTGACGATTCAAAGGAAACTGGACGAGGAGTATACCAAGACTCTCAAAGAGGTATCCCTGGCGAGAACCGGATCTGAAGAGGCAAAATGGGCGCTGCAAAAGCTGACCGAGCTTCACAAGCAGATGATGGAAGAGACACAGGCTTCTGACAAAGGCTATATTGAGTTGCAGAAACTCCATTTGGAGGAACGCGAAACTCAGCTTAAAGAGCAGCAGGCGAAGGAAGGCCGTGTGTGGAACATCGTGAAGATTGTGATTGACGGCGTGGCGATTGTGCTGCCTGTTTGGGCGTCGTGGGTCTGGATGGGCCGGGGGCTCCAATTCGAGAAGACTGGAACCTTTACGTCCAGAACCGGAAATTGGTTGGGAGGCCATCTCCGGATGTTCAAGAAGTAACGAATGGAACGACTGAAAGAAACGGGTTCGTGTTGAATGCACGGGCTCTTTCTTTTTGCCCGCGATTATTACAGTCCCCTTTATGGAAACCAAACTACGAAAGGGAGGGTTTGAAAATGACGAAGCGAGTATATCTGTATGCATTCAACAATGTGCTGGAGATCGTGGACACGAAATTCCTGGAGGATGATGCAATTTCTGTGCTGAACGTACGAAGATTGGCAAACTGGATGAGGGATACCTATCCAGAACCAGTAGCAATCTACGTCGTGGATAATCGCAGAGGGCTGCATAAGGAATACCTGGAATCGGTGAAAACGAAGGACTTTACGAAGCATGTGGAATTCGCAGATATTATCAAACGAGAAGGAATCCTGATTCAATGATGGCAACTAAAAAGGCGGGGCCAATACAAGGCCTCTTCCTTTTTGCGTGGAGGACATGATGCGCTATCACTTTGAAAAGCCGGAGCTATATGCCAATCAGTATGGAAAAGTTTATATTTGCGATCACCCTATCTATAGCCGCTGCACGCTGTACGTGATCGGCGAAAAAGGACTTGCGGTGATTCAGCAGCGGTTTGACACGTCATCCAAGAGGACTTACTGGAGCGAAATTGATCCGTGGCTGACAGACGCTATTTATCTGAACGGTGAATTCAAAAGATTCTTCGATGAGCGGAGTGGACCGTGTGAAAACGGGATCTACCCCACTGTGACGGTTCGGCAGATCATGTGGGCTTTGAAGATGAAACCCATTCCAAAGCAGCGATGGGAAACGGTGTTCGATCGAAGGGATATTTGAGTCCGCGAATTTTACAAGGCGCATTATGAAGAAGCGGACACTAAACGATATGAAAAGGAGAATAGCAATGGATAAGATTTTGGACGCCATGGACAAAGCTCTGACGAAGGTTCAGAAGGAATTCCACGTATTCGTGGTTGACCGGAAGATCAGGAAGTTTGAGAAAAAAGTGGAGAAGAAGATTACCTATGTTAGCGACTGGCTTGAAGCGAAGCTGTCCTAAACTGAGAGAAAGATTGAGCTGATGCAAATGCTCAGTCTTTTTCTTTTTGTCATTTGAGTTCGATTAGAAAAAGGAGGAAACACCATGAAAGGGTTTGTGGGTACTGTTCTGAGCGGCGCGATTGGGCTGGCGGCGCTGTATGTGGTTGGAAAGATTGCTTTCCAGGCCGGACATGACATTGCGGAGGCCGAGTGCAAATACGAACAGCTTCAGCGCGGAATCAACGCCAAAACCGTTAAGACTGCTAAGCCGGAAACGCCGGATGAGGAAGAAGAAGCCGACATTCCCGAAGAGACAACGGATATAGCCATTCCCGAGAAAAAGCAGAGCAAACTTGGAATGCTGTTTGGCCTGCGAAAGATGCTCTCTAAAAAGGGCGGCTCCGTGGTCGGTGATCTGATTCAGAATCCGGAAAACCATGTGATCGAAGCCTGCGTAAAGGGACGCGAGATCCATGTGAACGTAAAACCCCGAACCGCATGATTTATGTTGGCTCGAATGGAATCGCACAAGGGTTTTGAAGTGGCTATGAAGCACAGAGACAAGAAGCGAAGTCTCTTCGCTTTTATATTTATGGGAGGGAGAATTCATGTCAACGTCAAGCCAAGAAAAGCTTAAATGCCCCATCAAGATCAATTTCGACCCACTAAATGGTCCAATTGACACTGGAAAAGTTATCAGTTACTGGGCCCAAGTAAGTTTTCTGAAGCAGACCGGAATGTCAGGTCACAAAGCCCGGCGCATTGCTTATCGGCGAGTATTTGGAAAGGGTGATGCAACATGATTTTCTTAGTGTGTTTGATCTTTGGAGGGCTGTTCTCGACCTGGTGGTTGGAGGAATCGCCCTGGGAGGAAGGACTGGAGATTCGTCGGCTCATCAAACAGAGCCGCGAGAATGAACGACAGAGGGCGCGGCATCGCAAAACAGCTTATACGCAATGCGACTGGCGTCCGCCAATGACAAGGAGGAGATTCAAACCAACAGCATTAAGATTTCACAGAAACATGGTGTAAACCCGACCATCCCGATTTGTTTCTGGTGCGGAAAGGAAAAGAACGAAATCGCGCTGCTCGGAAAGCTGCCGGGAGACGCGGAAGCGCCGAGATCGACCTGGCTTATGGGCGATTACGAGCCCTGCGACGCATGTAAGAAATTACGGGAGCAGGGCATCGATCTGGTGGAAGCAACGGATTTCCCGACGATCAATCCTCGGCAGCCTGCATGACATGGGGCTTATCCGACGGGACGGCACATGATTCTTCGAGAGAATGCCATTCGAGCGATATTTACGCCTGATGTAGCAGACGATCTGTGCAAGCGCAGAATCGGTTTTATGGATAAGGAAGCATTCGAAAATCTACAAAAGTTGATTGAAAGGAAGTGATTTCATGACCATAGGAGATTGGCTTAAGAAAAATGCTTCCACCATCCTTACCTGTTTGGGTGCTGGGGGTGTTGTGGCAACAGTGGCGCTGGCCATAAAAGCCACGCCAAAGGCGTTGGATAAAATCCAATGCGCCCAGGTCGACAAAGGTGAGGAAATTCTTCACAAGCTGCGCGAAGGTGCGCTTGAAAAATCTGACGCCGGTTATATTTTACCGAAACTGACTGCTATTGAGACCTTACAGGCGTGTTGGAAGGAATATCTGCCGACCGTAGCCGTCGGAACAGGTTCTTTAATCTGTATCTTCGGCGCGAATGTGCTTAGCCGCAGGCAGCAGGCGTCTCTCGCCAGCGCTTATGCAGCACTGGAAAGCGCCTATCAAGGTTATCGTCGAAAGGTTTGCAGTATTCTGGGACCGGATACGGACGCGATGATCGAAAAAGCGGTTGAGCAGGAAAAGCAGGACATCGAGGATGATCTTTCACCTTGGGACGAGGTGCAAACCTTCTATCTCCCTTGCTGTGGGAAAGCGGCATTCTTCGAGCGGACGATGGAAGAAGTCGTGCAGGCGGAATACCACATTAACCGCAATCTGGTACTGCGTGGCGAGGTGACGCTGAATGAGTTCCTGTCTTTTCTGGGACTGGATGCCGTTGAGGAAGGAGACGTGATCGGCTGGGATTGTTATATCGGCGAGACGCAATACGGTTATCGCTGGATCGATTTCAATCACAGACATTACGTTACAGACGACGGCCTGACGGTGTGCTCCATCGATACGCCGTCTGCACCGCACTCTTTGGACGATCCGGAATACGACGGAGAAGACAGGGTGCCGACCTGCGGCGTAGATTGATTCCGCGAAAAAAACTGTGTCTATTATGGAAAGGAGGCAAAAGCCATGAAGAAATTTGACTGGGTAAAAGCGCTCGGTCTTCTGTGCACCGTAGGCGGTATTGTGATCAGCGTAGTGAACAATATCGTTGAGGACAAGAAGATGGACGCAAAAATCGAGGAAGCGGTTCAGGCGAAGCTGACCGAACTGAACAAGGACTAAAAAAGAACGGAGCCCGATCGCAAGGGCTCTTTTCTTTTGCCGAGAAGATGGAGCCCGAAGGGGTGAGAAAAGGAGAAGGATTGATCGGGCATGACGCAGGAAGAAGCGATATCCCTGCTACGAAGGTATCGGCGAAATGTATATCGGTGCAATTCGAGTTCCGTAATATTTCCAAAGAGGAACGCCTATTTTCAGACCTGTGTGTACGGTCGGTATCTTCTGAGCGAGCTGATTCGGAGAATCCGTGAGTCTGAGGACGATCCGATTCAGGTGGTCAGCCAGGTGTATTCCGAATTGGATTATATTCTCGGAGATTCGGACGACGACCATTTCGAGACGCACAGATTCGCTGCGAAGATGGAGTATGAGTGCGGCGAAGTTCTGCGGTATTTGCGGACTATTGAAAGGAAGAAAAATGAAGATGCAAAAAATTGACTGGAAAGGGGTCGCCAACAATATTGGCAGAACCCTGAAACGGAAAAGCCCTGAGATTCTGACGGGCGTGGGCATTGGTGGCATGATTACAACTACGGTGCTGGCCGTTCGGGCAACGCCGGAAGCGATGCGGCGAATCGAAAAAAAGAAAAAAGAGGAGCAGCATAAAAAGCTGACCGCCGTGCAGACGGTTCAGGCGGCCTGGAAGTGCTATATTCCGGCTGGCGTGACCGGCGGCGTATCGATTGCGTGTCTCATCGGAGCGAGCGCCGTGAACGGACGCAGAAACGCCGCGCTGACGACGGCCTACAGCCTGGCAGAGAGCACCTTACGGGACTACCGCTCTAAGGTGGTCGAAACCATTGGTGAAAAGAAGGAAGGAGCGATTCTGGACGCTATCGACCGCGAAAGAGTGGAACGGATCCCCGCCCCTGCTCAAGGCGAAATGCAGACGACGGAAGGTGCGGTGGCTCCAGTTCTCTGTCTGGATTCCATGTTTGGGCGATACTTCTATTCGGACGTGGAAACGCTCAAGCGGGCGGCAAACAAGCTGAACTGGCAGATGAACAACATGAGCGAGCCGTATATTTCGCTGAACGAGTTTTACATGGAGATTGGCCTTTCCACAGTGGACGTCGGCGACGATCTGGGATGGCGAAGCGACAAGGGATTGATTGAGCTGCGGTTTTCCAGCCAGCTCAAGGACGGTCGCACGCCGGTTTTGGCGGTAAGCCATATGAATCCGCCTGAGTATGGCTACACCGATTATTGACTGCTGAATTGGTTGGTGCTGTGAGCCTATTTTCCGCGAAATTTGCAAGGGGCTTTTATGAGGGGACAAGCCCTAAAATCGAAAGGAGAAAACGACAATGGAAAACATCGAAAAGAACGAGATCATCAACACTGAGGCGATTGAGGACCTGACGACGGAAGCAACTTCCAGTAATGGAAGCGTGATCAAGACCGTGGGCATCATCGGACTGGGCGTGGTTGGAGCAGCTCTGCTGACCAAGTACGTCGTGGTTCCGGTTGTTCACAAGGTTAAGCGCACGATCCAGCAGAAGAAGGCGACCAAGAAGGTCAATACGGCTGAGGCGGAAGAGATCGATCTGAGCGACGTGGAATTGGACGAGATTCCCGAGATCGACGAGTAAACCTGATAAAGAGCAGGCGCTGATAACAAGGCGCCTTCTCTTTTTCTTTTTGCGATTCGAGCGGTTAAAGAAAGCCGAAGTGAAGTTGAAAGGAGAAATGACAAATGAGTATGCGTTCGTCCATTCGTGCGATTGCCAAAGCCCGGCTAAAGGCCATGGGCGTTCCACACGTAAACAAGGTGCTGTGTCTGGGCATGTGCCACACGCACGCGCAGAATTTGCAGCGCACCAGTCAGGGTCGCAAGGCGCTCTCTAAGATCCAGAAGCAGCATCAGCCGCTCTGGCGGCGTGTGACAAGCGGAAGGCTTGCCAAGGAGGGCTATAACGCCCAGATGGGCATTGGCAAGCGCCGTCGTGTCCGTCGTGCGGCATAAGACACAGTTTGCAAAGCGAAAAGGAGGATATTTCTCATGGCGGAAGATTACAAACCGAACTCCCATCGCTCCAAAGAACAGGAGCTGCACGAACCGATGCCTGAAAAGCGAACGGAAAAAGTAGTGACCGGCAATGTAAAGCAACGCAAAAAGAGCGGGCTTGCGAAGGCCGGAAGCATCTTTGTTCCTGGCGATGTGGAGAGCGTGAAAAGTTATATTTTGATGGATGTGCTGGTGCCTTCCATCAAACGGGCGATCAGCGATATTGTCTGCAATGGTATAAACATGCTGCTGGGCGAACCAAGCCGTGGAAAAAACGGAAGTCCCGGTGCAAAGGTGGCCTATCGCCAGTATTATCAGGATCGGGACGAACGGCCCAGCTATAACCGCCCAAGAGCGCAGGCGCAGTACAGTTATGATGATATTGTCTTCGAGACCCGTGGCGACGCGGAAGAAGTGTTGTGTCGCATGGAAGAGCTGCTGGAGCGCTTTGACGTGGTGAGCGTGGCCGATTTGTTCGATATGGCGGGGATCAGCTGCCAGTATACCGATAACAAGTACGGCTGGACCGACCTGCGGAATGCTCATGTGGAGCGTGTGCGCGATGGTTATATTATCAGCCTGCCGAGGGCAACGAGCTTATGAAAGACGAGACAAGGAAGCTGAAGGCATGTCCCTGGTGCGGCTGGCGAAGCATAGCGCCCTGGAGCATATTGCATGGCGAACCTCATCTGAGGGGTTGGAAGGCCAGGGAATATTTCTTTCATTGCAACCATTGCGGTTTTTCGAGTAAGAAGAGCCGCTTGAAATGGCGCGCCAAGTGGTTCTGGAACCATTGCCGCCTGCGCAAGACAACAGAAAGAAGGTATCATATTTATGGACGTGAATTCTGAAACTGCTATCATGGAATCCACTGCTAAATCGGCATTCGACAGCATCAAGAAAGCTTATAGTGAGCTTGGTAAGTGCTATAACGAAACTGGAACGGTAGAACCCGCGGACAATGTGAATCACCCCAAGCATTACCAGAGCAAACGCGGCTTGGAGACTATCGACGTGATTGAAGCCTTTACCGAGGATTTGGCGGGTGGTGAGGCCACGAACACTGGCAACGTGCTCAAATACATGTGCCGCTGGAAGAGCAAGAACGGGCTTGAAGATCTGAAGAAAGCCCGGTGGTATCTGGATCGGTTGATTGGCATCGTGGAGAAGCATGACGAAGAAATGCGCAAGCTGATGGCGAGCACGTCAAGCAGTATTCGATAAGGAGGAAGAGAAATGAAACTCGATGTGAAACCCTTTTTGAACGGGGCGAAGTTGACCCTGAAAAAGCACAGCCCTGAAATCCTGGTATTCACGGGCATTGGCGGAATGATCAGCAGCACGGTGATGGCGTGCAAAGCGACGCGCAGGCTGGATCCGGTGCTGGAAAAGCACAAGCAGGACGCCGAAGCCGTTCACAAGAAGTATGCGCGGGTTAAGGATGAACGGGTCGAAAAGCATGATCTTACGAAGGTCTATATGAAGACAGGCGTAGAATTTGTGAAGCTCTATGGGCCTTCGGTAGCGGTGGGCGTGCTGTCCGTTACCGGCATTCTGACCAGCAACAACATTCTGCGCAAGCGCAATATGGCGCTGGCTGCGGCTTATGCGGCGGTGGATGCGGGCTTTAAGCAGTATCGCGGCCGGGTCATTCAGCGCTTTGGCGAGGATGTGGACCGTGAGCTGCGTTTCGACGGGCATCAGGAGAAGATCGAGGTTGTGGAAACGGATGAGAGCGGGAAAGAAAAGAAGGTCAAGAAGAATGTAACCGTTCTGGGACCCGGTTTGTCCGACTATGCACGATATTTTGTCTATGGCGAGGCGCGTGCAGCGGAACCGAACGCTGACTACAACCTGTTCTTCCTCAAGGCACAGCAGGAGTTGGCCAACCACATGCTGCGGTCAAACAACTTCCTGTTCCTGAACGAGGTCTACGAGATGCTGGGCATCGACAAGAGCTTGGCCGGGCAGTCCGTCGGCTGGGTGTACGACAAGAACAAGGACGATCACGGCGACAATTACGTGGATTTCGGCATTCAGGAGGTTTATCGCAAGCGTAGCGACAAGCCCGGGGACTACGAAAAAGTGTTCCTGCTGGACTTCAACGTGGACGGCGTGATTCTGGAACATGCGCAGGAGAAGGGGCTTATCACCGAGTAAGGGATAGGCCCCTTTTCTTTTATATTTTTGAAAAAAAAGGAGGTGCAGGCATGGATACCGCTTTGAAGACCGCGACCTGCGTGATGCTCGCGGCGATGGCCGGCGTTTGCCTGATTGGCGGCGTGGCCGTGCTGACCAAACCGAAGAAAATGAAGAAGGGTTGATCGAATGGAGTATTTGGACGCTTTTATATTTTCCCTGGACAATCTACTGGATACCAGTCGCAAACGCCATATTGTCGGTGGCATTCTGCTGAGCGCATCCGCACTGTTTGGCGGGCTGGCTGTAACTGTTTTGACAATTAAGAACTAAGGAGCAAACACGGTTTGCGACGCGGAAACAAACAAGTAATGAAAATGAAGCAAGCGCGGACCGGCGAATGCCTAGGACGTGCATGAAACAGAAGGAGGGAGCGCCCTGCGGCGCGTTTACTATGATCGGAGCAATCATCCTGACGTTCGTTATCACAGCCCTTTCCATGCTGGTGCTGTTTTTACTGGAGAACCAGAAAAAGCAGAAAGCCGATAACAGCCATATTCTTCGGGAAAACGACGGGCTGCGTCGTCAGATTTCCGATTATCAGCAAAACGAGCAGCGCCGCAGGGAATGCTCTGCCTACGACAAAGGCCTGTACGACGGGCGGACAAGCGACGCATATTACCGTCAATGCCTGAAGAAATTCACAAGCCAGGAGCAGAACGATATTATTCTTGGCGGGGAGGATGGCCGCAGAAGACGGGCCGAAAATGCGAAAAGTTAAAAAAGCGCATGGCGTGCATTGTGACAAGAAAGCGAGGAAAATGAAGTAATGAACAAGGGTATTATTGGAGTTATATTTTTCACGGCGGGCGGCGCCGCTGGATTCCTGGCCGCCAACAAACTGATGAAGGATAAATACGAGCAGCTGGTGCAGGACGAAATCGATTCGGTGAAGGCCGCTTTCCGTAAGGAACATCCGCAGCTGGAAGAAAAGCCGCAAAAGCCCACCGAAAAGGAGCGGACTGCTTACAGCCAGTATACCGCGAAGCTGGGCTATACCGAAGAAAAAAAGCCTGCACCGATTCAGGCTCCGTGCGTGATTTCACCGGGTGATTTTGGCACGGAGGATGGTTATGACGAGATCAGCCTGACCTACTATGCCGACGGTACGGTTACGGACGACAGCGATCATGCCATGAGCGATGACGAAATCGAGGAGACCATCGGCAAGGACAGCCTGAATCACTTTGGCGACTATGAGCCTGATAGCGTATTTGTGCGTAATGACCGGCTGAAGGCGGACTATGAGATTCTGGCCGATCCGAGAAGCTATGCGGATGTGCTCCGGGAGAAGCCGTATCTGGTCAACACTTGAGGTGATATGATTTGAGGATCCAAGGAGGGGTGGAGCAGGAAGAGCTGGACAGAATTGAGGACGCATATTTCGAGTGGATGATCCATCTTGTGTGCAGCGGAAAATACGCAAGGAAAAAGTCCTTCAGAAAGCTCTTCCGTCTGCTTCACGAGACGGAATTTATTTATATTTTGGAGATGGACGGGAATCGGGCGGATGATGGAATCGATCTTCGTTATCGGTTCACCTATGAATCCCATTACGATGCAGCGCTGGTGGAAGAAGCCTTAATGGGAAAGCCGTGCAGTGTATTGGAGATGATGGTAGCACTCTCTCATCGCTGTGAGGAGCACATTACCGACGATCCGGGGCTGGGCGATCGAACAGCCAAATGGTTCTTCGAAATGGTCGAAAGCCTGGGACTTAAGGATATGGACGACGCTCACTTCGACAAGATTACGGCGGCAGATATTTTAGACAGGTTCATGAGAAGGGAGTATCTGCCCTCCGGTCTTGGCGGGCTGTTTACCATTAGCGACGCGGAACACGATATGCGCGATGCAGAAATCTGGTATCAGATGATGTGGTACCTGAATGAGAACCTTTATGAAGGGGGCCGAGAAAGCGATGACTGATTTTCGAAAAATTGCATTCGTCAACCTGAGCGAGCTGTATGTGACCAGGGAGCAGCATGAGAAAGCGCTACGGCAGATGAATCGCCGTCTGAAGGATTGCAGAGGTTCTATATTCCTGCTGTTCTGCTGCGTCGGTCTGTTGGCTGGCGTAGTTGCCGAGCAGCAACTCAGGCGGGAAAACGTCGAGCGGCAGATTCGAGAAAAAGACGAAATGGCGGGATAAACAATGATCGACTTTCTGATGATTTCTACCCGCCAGACCAAGCGCGGGACGACCGAAATCTATCCTAAGTTTATCATCAGGAATCCCAGCCAACATTTGATGATTCGCGGCGGAGATTTTTACGCCATTTGGGTAGAGGAAAAGGGTCTGTGGTCTACCAGTGAGCAGGATGCGGTGGATATCATCGATGGAGAGCTGGATAAGTACGCCAAGGAGAATGCTTCGCGCTTTGAGAACGGCTATAAGGTGCTGCATTTGTGGGATGCGGAAAGCGGCATGATCGACGTTTGGCACAAATACTGTCAGCGGCAGATGCGCGATTCCTTCCACATGCTGGATGAAAAGCTGATCTTTCAGAACACGCCCACCAATCGCCAGGACTATGCCTCCAAACGCCTGCCCTATCCGCTGGAGGAGGGCGACGTAAGCGCATGGGACCGGCTGGTGAGCGTGTTATATTCTCCGGCCGAGCGCAAGAAAATCGAATGGGCTATCGGCAGCATCGTATCCGGAGACAGCCGCAGACTGCAAAAGTTCATGGTTTTTTATGGCGCGGCAGGAACTGGCAAGTCCACCATCATCGGCATCATCGAGCAGCTGTTTGAGGGCTATACGGCTTCGTTTGTATCGAAGGATTTAGGGCAAAGCAACAATGCTTTCGCGCTGGAACCCTTCAAGAAGAACCCGCTGGTGGCCATTGAGCACGACGGCGATTTGAGCCGGATCGAGGACAACACGCGGCTGAACAGCCTGGTTTCCCATGAGCGAATGAGCGTGAATGAGAAGTTCTCCAAGATGTATGAGAACAATTTCAAGTGCTTTCTATTCATGGGCACAAACCGCCCTGTGAAGATTACGGACGCAAAGAGCGGCCTACTCAGGCGACTGATCGACGTATCGCCTACGGGAGAAAAAATTCGTCCCGGGGAATACAGGCAGCTCATGAAGCAGATCACCTTCGAGTTGGGCGCCGTTGCCAAGCACTGCATGGATGTATATTTACAAGAGCCGGACGCTTATGACGACTACGTGCCGCTCTCCATGCTCAGCGCATCCAATGACTTCTATAATTTCGTGCTGGACAGCTGGGCCGTGTTTAACAAAAGCGACGAGACTACGCTCAAGGCCGCATGGACGATGTACAAAACCTACTGCGAGGATGCGAAGGTAGGCTATCCCTACACGCAGCGCGCGTTCAAGGAAGAGCTGAAAAACTACTTCCGGGAGTACAGTGAGCGAGAAATTCTCTCCGATGGTACGCGGGTGAGAAGCTATTATCGGGGGTTTCGAAAGGAGAAATTTGAAGAAGAAAAGCAGGAGAAAACCGATGATACGCCTAAACCGGCGCTCGATTTGAAAGCGCAGCCCAGCCGCTTCGACAGAGAATATGCTTCCTGTTCGGCGCAGTATGCCAATGACAATGGAACGCCTTCACGGAAGTGGGAGAACGTGCAGACAACCCTTGCCGATCTGGACACCTCAAAGCCGCATTATGTGAAAACGCCGCTGAACCTGATCGTAATCGATTTTGATATTTTGGGTGCGGACGGTGAAAAGAGCTTTGAGCGCAATCTGGAGGAGGCGTCCAAATGGCCGCCAACGTATGCGGAGGTGAGCAAGAGCGGTAAGGCCATTCATCTGCATTATATTTACCAGGGCGACGTGACGCAGCTAAGCCGCATCTATGCCGACCACATTGAGGTGAAGGTGTTCAACGGTAATTCCAGCCTGCGCAGAAAACTCTCTCTGTGTAACGACTTACCTATCGCTACCCTTACCCATGGACTGCCGCTGAAGGAGGCGAAGAAAACGGTAAACTTTGATTCTGTGCAAAGCGAAAAGGGATTGCGAGCGCTGATTAAAAGGAATCTGGACAAGGAAATTCATCCCGGCACCAAGCCGAGCATTGACTTTATCTATAAGATTTTGGAGGATGCGTATAACGATGAAAAGCTGAGCTACGACGTTAGCGACATGCGAAACGCCGTATACGCCTTTGCAGCGCGAAGCACCCATCAGGCCGACTATTGCCTGAAGCTGGTAGGAAAGATGCAGTTCCGCTCCAAAGACAAGGAAGCGGAGGCGGAAGCCCCAAGCGAAGCACCGATCGTGTTTTACGATGTGGAGGTGTTTCCCAACCTCTTTCTCGTCAACTGGAAACTCCAGGGTGAGGGTAAAAAAGTGGTTCGGATGATTAACCCCACGCCTGCCGAGGTGGAAGAGCTAATGCGTTACCGCCTGATCGGCTTCAACTGCCGCCGGTATGATAATCATATTCTCTGGGGACGACTGATGGGCTACAGTAACATGCAGCTCTACAACCTGAGTCAGCGGATTATATCCGGAGGCAAGCGCAGCGACGCTTTCTTTGGGGAAGCGTACAACGTCAGCTACACGGATGTGTACGATTTCGCATCAGCCAGCAATAAGAAGAGCCTGAAGAAATTTGAAATTGAGCTGGGCATTCATCATCAGGAGCTTGGATTGCCATGGGACAAGCCTGTGCCGGAAGAAATGTGGCCCAAGGTAGCCGAATACTGCGACAACGACGTGATTGCCACGGAAGCGGTATTTAATCACCTTTCGGCAGACTGGACGGCGCGGCAGATTCTGGCAGACATCGCAGAAATGACGGTGAACGACACCACCAACAGCCTGACCACGCGAATCATATTTGACCGGGTGCGCAGACCGCAGGCAGAATTCAACTACCGTGATCTGAGCCAGCCGGTGCACGAGCTGAAACAGGAAGTGCTGAAATTCCTCAAGGACGCCTGCCCTGAAATGATGTCACAACTCCACGGCGAGGAAGACAGCTTACTCCCTTACTTTCCCGGATATTACTTCGGACCCGGTGACAAAGCGTCAGCCTTCGAATGGGCAGACGAGGATGGAAATCCCATGCCCGGTCAGAGTAAGCGCGGCTATGTAAGCATCTATCAGGGCGAAGAAGTTGGCGAAGGCGGATACGTTTATGCCGAGCCGGGAATGTACGGAAACGTGGTGCTGCTGGATATTGCATCCATGCACCCGCACAGCGTGATTGCGGAATGCCTATTTGGCCCCACGTTCACCCGCCGCTTTAAGGAAATCGTGGACGGCCGCGTGAGCATAAAGCACGAGGCGTGGGATGAGGTAAATCATATTCTGGACGGCAAGCTGGCTCCTTATGTGCAGAAGGTCATTGGCGGCGAAATGACGTCGAAGCAGCTGGCGAACGCCTTGAAGACGGCCATCAATTCTGTATACGGTTTGACCAGCGCAGCTTTCGAGAACGCCTTCCGCGATCCGCGTAATCGCGACAACATCGTAGCCAAACGCGGCGCGCTGTTCATGGTAAACCTGAAGCATGAGGTGCAAAAACGGGGCTTCGCCGTGGCACACATCAAGACAGACTCCATCAAGATTCCCGATGCAGACCCGGATATCATCGCTTTTGTAATGGACTACGGCAAGCGCTATGGCTACACCTTTGAGCACGAGGCTACTTACGACAAGATGTGCCTAGTGAACGACGCCGTGTACATTGCCAGATATAAAGGCGGAAAGGACAATGGCAAATGGACGGCCACAGGCAAACAGTTTGCAGTGCCCTATGTGTTCAAGACCCTGTTCAGCCGTGAACCGCTTGAATTTAAGGACATGTGTGAGACCTTCTCGGTAAGCGGTGCGCTGTATCTGGACATGAACGAAGCACTGCCCGATGTGAGCAATGAAGAAGAAATGCTCAAAAAGAAGCTGAAGGAGCTGAACATGAATCTGGAGGACTGGATCGACTATAAGGCTTCTGGCGAAGAGGGACTGCCGATTCAGGACGAAAGATATTTGCGCACGCTGGATGAGCAGATTGCCGCTGGACACGACTACCGCTTTGTGGGGCGCGTGGGTGAATTCACGCCGGTAAATGCCGGAAGCGGAGGAGGCGTGCTGCTGCGGGAAGCGGGCGGTAAATACGCCGCGGCAACGGGCAGCAAGGGCTTCCGTTGGATGGAAAGCGAAATGGTTGCGGCGCTTCATCGCGAAGCTGATATTGACCAAAGCTATTACGACAAGCTGGTGGACGACGCCATCGAGACCATTTCCAAGTATGGCGATTTCGAATGGTTTCAGTCGGATGACCCATACGATGTGCCGCCGGAAGGAGATGCGCATGACGGAGTGTAACCGATTCTTCCTGGTAAAGAGCGGGAATCGAAGCTATCTGCTTGAAATTTAACCCATGACGACTTTGAACCTGGCCTGGGCCTCGCAGAAATGCTGGTTCACGCCAGGTTCTATTGTCACTATCACCGACGACAATGGAGAAAGCAAGATATTTGTAAAGGAGTAATGACCTATGATTGGAAAGACCATTGCTGTGGACAACACTCGATTCATCTTCCAGACCAACTTTTCCGGCGACCCCGCCAATGACCGCTTCAACGACGTGCGGCGCAAGGCGAGCATCGTGATCCCCGACCCGGAGCAAGCGCGGGATCTGATTAAGGCGGGCTTTAAGGTGCGCGAAACCAGACCGCGCCCGGACGACGATCCGCAGAGCTTCGTTCCTGAATACTTTGTGACGGGCGTGCTGATGTACAGGACGCGCAGCGGCGCGCCGGTGAAGTACCCGCCGAAGGTATATTTGGTAAGCGGCGACAGCGAGCCTGTGCTGCTGGATGAGGAAAGCGTTTCATGTATCGACCACATGCGGGTGAAAAACGTGAACGTGATTCTGAACCCGTATGAGTACGACCCGGTGAATCATCAGCTGAGCCTGTATGTTCGCACGATGTACGTGGAGCAGGATCTGGATGACGACCCCTATGCGGAGCGGTATCGCCGTCGCCGGGAGGACTACGAGGACGATCCGTTTTAAGAAACGGATAAAGGAAGCAGGGATAGCGTTGGCAAGAATCAATCTCTATTCGCATCAGTTGGAGGCTATCCAGCGGATGAAAAACGGCTGCGTTGTGTGCGGTGGCGTTGGCAGCGGAAAAAGCCTGACGGCGATCAGTTACTACTATCTGGAAAACGGCGGCGAAATCGCCTGCCTTCAGGGCGAGGATTATATTCCCATGGATGATCCGCCGATGGATCTTTACATCATCACCACCGCCCGCAAGCGCGATACCTTCGAATGGGAAAAGGAGCTGGCGCCATTTCTGCTTTCTACTACAAAGGAGACCAACCTATACGGCAACAGAGTGATAGTAGACAGCTGGAACAACGTGCACAAATATACGGAAGCGGAGAACGCCTTCTTTATATTTGACGAGCAGCGCGTTGTGGGCAGCGGCGTATGGGTAAAGAGCTTCCTGAGAATTGCCAGGCGGAATCGATGGATTCTTCTGTCGGCCACGCCGGGCGATAACTGGAGCGATTATATTCCGCTATTCATCGCCAACGGCTTTTACAAGAACCGCACCCAGTTTACACGGGAGCACATCGTATATTCTCACGCGGCGAAGTTTCCAAAAATCGAGCGGTACTTGGACGAGGGGCGTTTGGAAAGACTGCGGGATTCCATCCTGATTGACATGGACTTCAAGCGCCCCACGCAGGCGCATCATGAGGATGTGTATGTGCAGTATGATATTTCACTGTACAAGGATCTGATGCGCTCCCGCTGGGATATTTGGAAGAATGAGCCGATTGAGAATGCGGGCGGACTGTGCTACTGCTTACGACGAGCCGTCAACCAGGACGAAAGCCGCCAGAGAATGGCGCTGGAAATCGCCGAGAAGCACCCAAAGATGATTATATTTTACAGCTTTGATTATGAGCTGGAAATTCTGAAATCGCTGGGCTGGGCGGCGGGAACGGCTATGGCGGAATGGAACGGGCACAAGCATGAGCCTATTCCCAAGACCAATCGCTGGGTATATTTTGTGAACTATGGCGCAGGTTCGGAGGGCTGGAACTGCATCGAAACGGATACTATCCTCTTTTATTCTCAGAACTATTCCTACAAAGTCATGGTGCAGGCAAGCGGCCGGATCGACCGGCTGAACACGCCGTTCCATGACCTTTACTATTATCATCTGAAAAGCCGCAGCGGCATTGATCTGGCCATCAGCCGGGCTTTGAAGGACAAGAAGACGTTCAACGAAAGTCGATTCATTAAATGGTAAAGGAGCATAAGGATATGGATAATCGCACTGTTTCCCGTGAGGAAGAATTTGAGCGCAAGCTCCGCCGTATGGAGCGAATTGGTCTGCTGGTGCTTTCCGGCGCATCCGTGTTGGCAGCGGTATATTGTCGCCACGAGCTGCGCAGGACTGTGAGGCTTGTAAGCAAGGCCTGTGATCATGTGGCCGAGCTGACTGTGGTGGACATTCAGCACGATGTGGTAGACCGGGCAATCAATAACGCTGCCGCCCATGAGGTTGGGCGCGTGGTGAACCATGCGGTGCGCTGCGTGGAGGATGATCTGGCTCGGCAGACGCAGAGGTGCGTTCGCGATGCGGTCAAAGAAAGCTACGGCAAGCTGAGCAAGAGCGTGTCCGACGCGATCGCCAGGGAAGCGGCTAAGGTGGACGGCAACCAGATCATGGAGGACGCCACGGAAAAGGCGAAGGAAATGCTCCTTGAGCGGTTTGACGGGAAGCTGGACGGGCTGATGAGCGACTACCAGCGGAACCTGGACAACGTGGGCAAAATTTACCAGTCGATTGCGTCGAGCATGGCGGACAAGGCGGGTAAGAACGTGACCATGACGCTTGGATAAGGGGTGAGCGAAATGAACTACCGGGAAATGGCTATTGAGATGCTGAAACTGATGGGTCAGGAATTGATTGACCGGGCTGAAGAGCTGATTCCGAACACGGAGGGCATTAAAGTCATTGATGTGTGGATCAGCATTCCAACGATGTCGGACAGTGAGCTGTGCATTCCTGAGATTCGGGTGAACACGAGCGCCTATCCCAAGCGCATGGCACTGGAGAAGTTTATGGAGCTGAATAAGCTATAAGGAGGAAGCGATATGCAGCAGATTCCGGTAGCACCGACTGAGGTGCTGATGGTGAGCTTTGACCTGACCAACGGGCCGGACAACCGGCTGTGCATTGTGGGCAAGAAGGACGGTAAGGCAATTACGATTGTGAACGCCTTTCAAGGGCAGCAGGCGGAGGATATTTTCAAGCTGCTGACGACGGTAAAACAGAAAGCGGAGGAGGAAGAAAAATGAACAATCTTAAAACTATGAGCGATATTATGCAGGAGATCAAGAAAAGTCTCAACTTCCGTTACGGTATTTGCTTCGACTGCATCGTGGTGATTAAGCGCGTTATTTTCAATGCGCCCGCGACCATTGTATTCTGGTCGGATGGCTCGAAAACCGTGGTGAAGGCCCAGAACGGCGAACCCTTTGATAAGGAAAAGGGGCTGGCCATGGCGATCTGCAAGAAGCTCAGCGGCAACCGCGGTGCGTACTACGACATATTTAAGGAATGGTGTCATGAAGAGGCTGCCGTGGAAGAAGGTGCTCAGGGGTGAGCCAGCTGTATGACGATTACCTGAGGGAACATGTGACTAACGTAGGCAAAGCGTGGGTCTGGATGCGGGACAACGTTCCGGTCAGTCCGGTATTGGAAACGGAAGTCGAGAATCTGGTGCGGATGCACGATATGTCCAAAACAAAAAGAGACGAATACCGTGCCTACGACGATTATTTTTACGGCGGTAACCGTTCCGCCCGCGTGGTGCGAGACTTTCATAAGGCTTGGCTCAAGCATATTCACCGCAATCCCCATCACTGGCAGCACTGGGTGTTGATTCATGACGACGAGCCGATGGAGGCGCTGGAAATGCCGCCGGAGTATGTCTATGAAATGATCGCGGACTGGTGGAGTTTCTCCTTCAAAAGCGGCAACCTGCGGGAAATCTTCTCGTGGTACGAAAAGCACAACCCTGGCATGATCCTGCACCCCAAGACGAAGAACCTGGTTGAGAGCATTCTGGGGCAGATCAAGGAAAAGCTGGACAAGGAGGAAACAGGGCATGAACAAGCATAACTGCGCCGGCGGCGGATTGGGCTTATGCAGCACACTGACTGTTATATTTATTGTTCTCAAGCTGGTTGGCGTAATTGAATGGTCGTGGCTCTGGGTGCTTGCTCCCACTTGGATTCCTACGGCTATTCTGGCGCTGGCTTTGCTCTGGGCGGCAAAATTCCTGTAAGACGGAAGATCGAGGGAACGAAAAGATGAATGAACTCAACTTTGGTCAGACGGTGATGAAGATTTGCGACGAGATCAACCGCTCTGACGCGAGAAATTGCAACCTCAAACGGGAAAACGGCAACATCAACGGCGATACCCCCATGGGCGCGATGCTCCAGCAGGGCGCCAACACCGCCAAGGAATATTATCTGGAAACCATGGTGGATCCGGAAATCGCCAATCTGCACCGCAAGGGCTGGATTCATATTCATGATCTGGACTTCTACGGCTGGACCACCACTTGTACGCAGATCGAGCTGCGAAAGCTGTTCAAGGACGGGTTTAACACGGGTCACGGTCACCTGCGGGAGCCAAAGTCCATTGGCAGTTATGCGGCGCTGGCGGCGATTGCAATTCAGAGCAACCAAAACGATCAGCACGGAGGCCAGAGCATTGTAGATTTCGATTATGCCATGGCGGACGGCGTGCGGCTGACCTATCAGCGATATTTGCGCGAGGGCGAGGAACTATGGAACACGCTGCGCGAAGGAAGCACAGTGAACGATCATTGGCTAACGAACTTTGCCATGCGGAAAACTATCCGCGACACCTATCAGGCGATGGAGGGGCTGATTCACAACCTGAACACCATGCATAGCCGGGCCGGTGCGCAGGTGCCCTTTAGCAGCATCAACTATGGCATGGACATCTCCTGGGCCGGGCGATTGGCCATGAAGCAGCTTTTGCTGGCCACGGAGGCGGGCCTTGGCAACGGTGAAACGCCGATCTTCCCCATTCAGATTTTTCGGGTAAAGGAGGGGGTGAACTACAACCCGGACGACCCCAACTACGACCTGTTCCGGCTGGCCATGCGGGTTTCCGCCAAGCGGCTGTTTCCGAACTTCAGCTTTATCGACGCTCCGTTCAATCTGCAATACTATGAACCCGGTCACCCGGAAACCGAGGTGGCCTACATGGGCTGCCGCACCCGGGTGATGGGCAATGTGTGCGGACCAGAGATCGCGCCAGGCAGGGGAAACCTCTCATTCACCAGCATCAACTTGCCGCGGCTGGCGATTGAATCCCATGGGGATACGCGGGTATTTTTCATGCACCTCAACGACATGCTGACTTATGTAATGAAGCAGCTGCTGGAGCGCTTTAAGGTGCAGGCCGCCCGGTGTGCGCGCAATTTCCCCTTCCTGATGGGCGAAGGCGTGTGGCTGGATTCGGAGACGCTGCAACCGGACGATCCGGTGCTTGAGGTGCTGCGCCACGGCACACTCTCCATCGGCTTTATCGGATTGGCGGAAGCCCTTAAAGCATTGACTGGCAAGCATCATGGCGAAAGCGAAGAGGCGCAGAAGCTGGGGTTGGAAATTGTTCATTACATTCGCAACTACTGCGATTGCCAGAGCGAGTACCTATCCCTGAACGTGACGTGTCTGGCGACGCCCGCCGAGGGTCTGTCCGGCCGGTTTGTGAAGCTGGATCGGGAATTCTATGGCGAGATTGAAGGTGTGACCGATCGGGAATATTACACGAACTCTTTCCATGTTCCGGTATATTTTCCCATCACTGCTGCGAAAAAAATAGAAATCGAAGCGCCATACCATGCCCTGACCAATGCGGGGCACATTTCATATGTGGAGATGGACGGAGACGCAAGCAAAAATCTGGAGGCGTTTGAAAAAATCATTCGCCACATGAAGGAATGCGGCATCGGTTATGGCAGCATCAATCATCCAGTAGATCGAGACCCTGTGTGCGGCTACAACGGCATTATCGGGGATATTTGCCCTAAATGCGGTAGACGGCACCGCTTTACTGAAAGCGAGACCATTGACCGCATTGATTCGGAGGATTCGTGGAATCCGGGTGAGGACACAGAGCAGAAAGGAGATATTTCTCATGGTGATTAACGTAATCGGCTGGCCGATGAGCGAAAAAGAAATCGCTGCTTATCAGAAGCGTGGGCTGGAAAAGTACGGCAGTGAGCTGAAAGGAATGGACATTAACGTGATCGATAAGGAGCACGTGGAGCTGACCTATCATGTAGAGGGCAAGCCGTTTGAACGGGTGCGCCGCATTACCGGTTATCTGGTGGGCACGCTGGACAGATGGAACAACGCCAAGCAGGCGGAGGAAAGGGACAGGGTGAAGCATGGAGTCTGAAATCAAACGCGACCCTCGCGGCTATTACACGCTGCATATCAACGGGGCATTCGAGGGGAATTACGACAACTACATGGAAGCGATTGAGGCTTACGAGAAGATCATCTATGGCGAAAAGCCTGCGAAAGAGCAGGCAAGCGCATGAGCTTCTGGCAGAAGATGTCTCAACTGTGCGTAATCGCCCTAATTCTGATCGCGGCGTGGGTTGCCTGGCGAATCTATACGGTCGGTCAGGCCTGGGTGTATATTATCGCCTATTGGATCGTGCTGACGCTCAAGAATTTGTGCGACTTGCTGGCGAGTCGGAAGAAATGATATTTGGAAGAGGGTTTGTGGACGATTCACATTCCCTCTTCTTTTATCTCAAGGAGCAAACATGGTTTGCGGCGCGCTGACGACCAAGAAACGGATATAAAAAAGGCGCACAACATAGAAAGGAGAAAAAAAAGAAAATGATATTTCGTGTTTACGGCCTTGAAGCAAACAGTTATGTGGATGGGCCGGGCGTGCGGCTGGCGATATTTTTTCAGGGATGTCTGCACCACTGCAATGGCTGCCAGAATCCAGGCTCCTGGCCAATGTACGGCGGTGAGAAAATGGATACGGAATTCATAAAAAAACTGATGGTCAGCGACTCGCTGCTTTCCGGCATTACGCTCAGCGGCGGCGAACCGTTTCTGCAACCCATGGCGGCGCTGGAGCTAGCACAGTTTGCCAAGGCGAAGGGACTGAGCGTATGGTGCTACACGGGCTACACCTTTGAGCAGATCAGGGAGTGGGAGGACAACCGTAAGGAGCTCCTGAAGCGCATCGACGTATTGGTGGACGGTAGGTTCGAACAGGACATGGCGAGCATGGAGCTGGACTGGCGCGGCAGCGCGAACCAGCGACTGATCAATGTGCCTGAGAGCTTGGAGAAAGGATGCGTGGTGCTTTATAAAAAACAAGAGGCCGAGTAAGGACGCTTACTATCTGGACATTGCGGCGATGGTGGCCAGGCGGAGCACCTGCATCCGCAGGCAATATGGCGCAGTCATTGTGAAAAATGACGAGATCATTGCCACCGGCTATAACGGTGCTGCCCGCGGCGAGAAAAAACTGCTGCGATACGGGCTTCTGCTTTCGAGAGGCGAACGGTATTCCTCATGGAGAGCAGTATGAAAAATGTGTGGCCGTACACGCTGAGCAGAACGCAATTCTGTCCGCTTCCAGGCGGGACATGATGGGAAGCACGTTATATTTGGCAGGATTTGAAAAGGGCGAGCGGCTTTCGCAAGATCAGGTGCACCCCTGTCTGATTTGCAGGCGGATGATTAAAAACGCCGGGATTGACCGGGTGATTACGATAGGAGACGTGGAACATTTTTCGGTATTATGAGAAGAAAGGATGAAAAAAAAGATGACCCCTAACAAGTACCAAAAGGCTGCACTGCGCACGGAGAGTCCCCTGCCCTGGATGAAAGCCGATGATAACTCGCTGCGGATTTTGCACGGGCTGATGGGCCTGAACGGCGAGGCGGGCGAAGCGATTGATATTTTCAAGAAGCATCTGTTTCAGGGCCATGCGCTGGACCGTGAACATCTGGCAAAAGAGCTTGGCGACGTGATATGGTATCTGGCGCTGGTTGCGGACGCCCTGGGATACTCGCTGGAAACGGTGATGCAGATGAATCTTGATAAGCTGGCAGCGCGCTATCCCGACGGCTTTGAAAGCAAGAAATCGCAGCACAGGGCGAGTGAGGACGTATGAAAATCTCTGCCCACTTTTGTTTTGAAAAATGGCCATTTGCCCACTTTTGTTTGGGCTTTAGCGAAAAAATTCCGATAGAAAAGTGGGCTGTGGCCAGAAAAAGCGGGCAAAAGCCCACTTTGGCGGAATGAAAGTGGGCAGAAAAATAAGTGAAATAACCCCACATAAGACCACATAAGTTCACTTTTTGAGGGCTTTGAGGCGAAAAACGGCATTTCTGCCCACTTGCCCACTTTTTTTCATACCTTTCTATAAAAAGTTAAAAAATAAATAATTATAGAGAGTATAGGAGAAAAAGTGGGCATTTGGCCACAAGCCTCAAAACGGAGAACTTTGGACTCGGCAACGATCAAAAGAGAGGAAGATGTGATAAGACCAATCTTATATTTTCAAGCCCTCCCCTCCCCGGCAAAAATGTGATAGAATAAAAGCAGTATGAGCTTTGCCAGGCGAAGAGAAGGGAGGCGGCCAAATGACACGAGACCAAGACGAGTACGGAAAGATCTATAGACTGGACATGAAAGACGAGTGGGCTAATTCCGCCTATGACGAAAACGGAGAAAGCGTGCTTTGCGATATTTGTTCTTCCGAGATAAAATGGAATCCGAAGGAGCGATTGTGGTATTGTCCGGAGTGCGGACAGCAGATGAGCCGTGCGGTATATTTTGACTACATTGGGGCGGATCCGCCGGGAGCGGACTGCCTGACAAATTGCTGCGAGAATTACCCCTTCTGCAAGAAATACTGCGCATTATATTTAATCGACCCGACAGATCCCATGCTGTAATTCCTTCCCCACCGCCTGCGAAGCGAATTCGCAGGCTTTTCTTTTGTCCGCGTGAAAAACATGCCCTTTTATGAAGAGAGAAGACAATATGCGCTTACTCTCTTCCTTTATGCTATGAAGGGAGCGGTTTTGTGAAAGCGAGCAAACTGGAACGCGACTTTCAGAGAGCGTTGATTCGGGAACTGAAGACGTTGTTCAAGGGCTGCATCGTCACGAAGCTGGACTCTGGACATATTCAGGGCATTCCGGACCTTTTGGTTCTCTGGGGAAAGCATTGGGCGACGCTGGAGTGCAAAGCAAACGTGAACGCGCATCGGCAGCCCAATCAAAAGTATTACGTGAAACGGATGAACGACATGTCCTTTTCGAGATTTATATTTCCCGAGAACAAGGAGGAAGTTCTGCATGAACTGGAACAGGCATTCAGACCTTGAGGGAAGCCATGCGTTCCTGAGCGCTAGCAAGTATCATTGGATCAATTATGATACCGATAAGCTGGCTGACAGCTACAAGAATTTTATGGCGACCCTGAAGGGAACCGAACTGCATGAATTCGCCAGCCGCTGTATCGCCCTTGGGCAGAAATTGCCCAAAAGTCAGAAGACGCTGAACATGTTTGTGAATGACGCCATCGGCTATAAGATGCAGAGCGAGCAGGTGCTCTACTATTCCGAGAATTGTTACGGCACCGCGGACGCTATCGCCTTCCGAAACGGAATGCTGCGCATTCACGACCTGAAAACGGGTAAAGTGCTGGCGCACATGGAGCAGCTGATGGTATACGCTGCGCTGTTCTGCTTGGAATACAAGGTGAAGCCCGGCGAGATTCGGATGGAGCTGCGGCTTTACCAGAACGACGAAGTGATTTTTCACAACCCCGAAGCAGACGAGATCTTACCCATCATCGATAAGATCATCACCTTTGACAAGGTGATTCAGCGAATCAAAGAAGAGGAGGGCTGACAATGGACGACGTGAGACGTTATACGGCTCCGAACGGGCTTGAATATAAAGTCGTTGATACTGTTCTTGAACTGTATTCTCAGCGTCGGCCCGACAGAATCGATGAACTTGCGACGATGGGCGTGCTGGAAGATATGTTCCACAGCGACGGCAGCCTGAATTGGGATTACATCAACAGTGAAATGTCGGAAGACACTTATGACGAACTGCGTCACATGCAGGTGTTTGACGAGCTGGAAGACATTGAAATTGAGCTTGTTCCCGGAGCAATTTGGGATGTAGCGTATTCTGAGGGACTTCGCCATGGGCAGATCAGCGCCAGCGAAGTGCTGCACAGAGCCTACAGGGATATTTGGGAAGAAACCAATCCCAAGACGGAGTTGTATCATTATGGTATGCCCCGGCGTTCAGGGCGCTACCCATGGGGTTCCGGAGATGATCCCTACCAACACAGCGGGGATTTCATCAGCCGTGTTCAGGAACTGCGCAAGCAGGGCATGAGCGAAGCCGAGATTGCCAAGGCCGTGAGACTGGAGAACACGACGCAGCTGAGAACGCATTACTCCAATGCGATCAATCAGCGAAGGAGCGACCAGATTGCCCGCGTCCGCTCGATGCTGGCCGACGGGAAAAGTCAGGCCGAGGTTGCCCGGGAAATTGGCATTAACGAATCTACTTTGCGTTCGCTGCTCAATGAGCGCAGCGCTGCGAGAACCAACGCCGCTCAGAATACCGCCGATTTTCTGCGTCAGCAGATCAAAGAAAAAGGTCTGATCGATGTTGGCACCGGTGTGGAGCGGGAGCTTGGCATCAGCCGGGAAAAACTCAATCAGGCGCTGCAAATTCTTCAGGATGAGGGCTATTCTGTGTACGGCGGAGGCGTTCCGCAGGTGACGAATCCCGGTAAGCAGACGAATATCAAGGTTCTCTGCCCGCCTGGCACCGAGCACAAGGAGATTTACGACTTTGAGAACGTCCATACTATCACCGATTACAAGATGCGTGTGGACGAAAACGGTGAGGAACGTTTTGAGAAAGGGTTTGAATACCCGGCCTCAATGGATTCCGACCGTTTGATGATTCGTTATCGGGATGATATTGCGCCTGATGGGCACACGGGCATCGAGAAAGACGGCACCATCGAGATTCGCCGAGGCGTAGATGATCTGGATCTGGGCACCAGCCACTATGCACAGGTGCGCATTCTGGTGGACGGAGACAAGTACATGAAGGGAATGGCCTTCTACAGCGACGACATGCCTGACGGCGTAGACGTGATATTTAATACCAACAAAACGCCCGGTCAGGATGTGCTGAAGAAAGCCAAGACCGACGATCCGAACAACCCATTCGGCGCGCTTATCAAGGAAGAAGGCGGCCAATATCACTATGTGGACGAGAATGGAATAACGCAGTTGGGGCTCATCAATAAAACGAGAGCCGAAGGCGATTGGGGCGAATGGGCAGATGCGTTGCCGAGCCAGTTCCTGAGCAAGCAGAGTATGCAGCTGATTAACAAACAGCTGAACTTGGCTGCCGCGGACAAGCAGGCCGAGTTCGATGAGATTTGTTCGCTTACCAATCCCACGGTGAAGAAACAGCTGCTGGAGACCTTTGCCAACGACTGTGATTCAACTGCTGTTCACTTACAGGCTGCCGCTCTGCCAAGGCAAAAGTATCAGGTAATCCTGCCTATTGCAACCATGAAGGACGATGAAGTTTACGCCCCCAATTATCACGACGGCGAGACAGTTGCCCTGATTCGGTATCCCCATGGTGGAACCTTTGAGATTCCGATTCTGACGGTGAATAACAAGCAGCCGGATGGACGCAGGATTCTGGGACCAGATGCGCAGGACGCGATCGGCATCAATGCCAACGTCGCCGCTCGGCTGTCGGGCGCTGACTTTGACGGCGATACGGTGATGGTCATTCCGTGCAATTCGAGCGGAAGCAAGGTAAAGATTACTTCGACTCCGCCGCTCAAAGGATTGGAAGGATTCGACCCCAAGATGAGTTATGGCTATTCGAGAGTGGAAACCGACGCCGACGGCAAGGAACACTACTATCGCGATGGCCATGAGTTTAAGCGGATGACAAAGAGTGCTACCCAGATGGAGATGGGCAAGGTATCCAACCTGATTACGGACATGACGCTAAAAGGCGCCAGTCAGGATGAACTGGCCCGCGCTGTGCGCCACTCCATGGTGGTCATTGATGCGGAGAAGCACAAGCTGGACTGGAAGGCGAGCGAGATTGACAACGGAATCCCTGCCCTGAAAAAGAAGTATCAGGCCCACCCCGATGAGGATGGAGAGATCCATTACGGGGCGTCCACGTTAATCAGCCGCGCCAAATCGCCGGAAGCTGTGTTGAAGCGCAAGGGTTCGCCGAAAATTGATCCCCGTACCGGGGAGCTTCAGTATAAGGAGGTCCGGGAAGAATACACCGACAAGCATGGGAAGAAGAAACTGCGGATGCAGGACTCGACCCAGATGGCGGAGGTGAAGGACGCCCGGAAGCTATCCTCTGGAACCCCCCAGGAGGAAGCATACGCCACCTATGCGAACCGCATGAAGGCTTTGGCGAACCAGGCCCGCAAGGAAATGGTGACTGCTGGGCGGATCAAGTACAGTGCGACGGCCAAGGAAACGTATCGCGATGAAGTTGATCGCATGATGCATCAGCTGAATATCGCCTTGAAGAATGCTCCTCGCGAGCGGCAGGCGCAGTTGGCGGCCAACAGCGAAGTGAAAGCCATGAAACGGGCCAACCCTGACATGACACAGAAAGAAGTCAAGAAGCAGGGACAGCTTGCACTGAGCCGTGCGCGCACCCGATACGGAGCACAGCGGCATCCAATCGAAATTACGGAACGCGGTTGGCAGGCCATCCAGGCTGGAGCGTTTTCTGAGTCCACCCTATCGCAGATTTTGCGGTTTGCGGACATCGATCAGGTGCGATCCTACGCAACGCCACGCGCGACAACCACGCTTTCGAGCGGAAAACAGGCAAGAATTAAAGCGATGCGTGCTTCCGGCTACACGAACTCCGAAATCGCGAGCGCGCTTGGAATTTCAGCTTCGACAGTGTCGAAATACAATAATTGAAAGGAGTGAACGACATGACAAACGAGTCTTGCATGCTGACAACCTTTGATAATCCATACAATCCGTTCACTCAATTCGATAACTGGTTCCATTTCGACACCGAAAAAGGATACAATACATGTGATTACCTGGGCCGAATTGCGAAAACCAGCGACGAATTTTCAGATGAGGAATACAGTAGGGCCATCGAGGCGGCGAT